GACACCAAGTTATCAACCACACCATCACGATAGATTGCATTACAACCCCAAGTGGTAACACCTTCAAATTGTTGATTGATATCCCAGCCCCTTCTGGATTCACCGTTACCATAAACAAAAGCAATTTCACTCATAATAATTCACCGTTTCCTCGTAAGTCTGAACATCTTTAAAGTTTTTAAGTTTGTAATTATGTAGTACGATTGTGGATGACTCCATTACCAATGTGACAAATCGTCTTGGATACTTAGATGCGTATCTGTTTGTGATCGTGTGCCAACTAATTGGTAGATTAGGAAATAATATAATCTTATTTGTATCATATGTAATCACATCTTGTTCTTTCGTAATAGGATTATATAAAACTAAATCGGCTCCCCCATAATCGTCTGGGTGTTTGAAATACCATAGACCAGTCACCATTTTGTTACCATTGTCTAAATGTAATTTTCTCATTTCAATCGTTGTATCGAATGGAGGATTCTCTGAAAATAAATGATGTGCATTATCAGCTTCGGGTATTCTTCCAAGTTTAGGATAATACTTTGAAAATATTGATTCGGACTCTGTTATAATGTGATTACCTATTCTTGTGAGTTCATCAGAGATATCTTTATTTTTGATCACTATGTTAGAACGTATTTTTAGTTTGTTCCATTTCTTTTCACTCTCATCTGTTTCCCAAGAATCATTGACGTAACCGTAGAAACTCTCATCGAGAGAACCGTAAAAATGTGGCCAAGGATATTCTGTGTACTGTAGGTTCATATAATTCTTAAATCGTCTAATACTTTGGATTGATTGTATACCCTGTTATTCATGTTAGTCCATACCAAACTCTCTGGGACATCATACAGTTGGTCACAATCTTTGCAATAGGATATATCGTCAAACCGTCCCTCTGTATGTGCAAGTCTTAGTTCTTCGTACTTGTCTCCGTTCATCACATCTTCTATTGTCTGCGTGTCCAGATGTCCTAGTGTTGCAGCTTTGTCGTTACCTAGTACCATGCAACACGCAACGACTGCTCCCTGATGACCATCTAACCCACCAGCTCTAACCTGTAACATTGGTGAGAATGGTCTACCACAACTTCTTCGATTTTCTTTTCTTCTTTCGTATGGACTGTCGTATTCTCCAGACCAGTTATGCATCATCCATATTTCTGACTTGGTGTTTGTGTAGTCTACCCAATTCTTTTGATACTGTTCTATTTCGTATTCCTTTTCATTTATATTTAGAATGAGATGTTGAGCTTCAACTGAGGTATTTGTGCCCTTGCATAACTCTACCAGTTTTTTCACGTTTTCACGAACCTGATAAAACGCATCTTTTTTCATCCACTCAAAATATGTCTCTGCATTGTATCCAACAACAGATAGTCGTAATGTATCCAAACCGCTGTCTGCAATCTTCTGGTTCAGTGTATCATTCAGTAGATAACCGTTACTGATACTGGTACACTTTGCACCCCTGTCTTTTATATACTTGATGCAGTCGATAAACCTTTTGTGTAGTGTGGGTTCACCGCCACCATGTATACTAATGGACTCAACACCATGAGAGATTGCATCGTCAACTATCTTGACAAAGTTCTCCCAAGTAAGAGATTTCTTGAACTCTCTTTCTCTGCCTGGCTCTCCTTGTGGACACATCTGACATTTGTAGTTGCATCCACCAAAGAGTTCCATATCCATCTGTCTAATCAATCAACGCACTCCAACTCGCTGGAAATAATCTACCCATGTATAGGTCAATTTTATCTGCGATTACTCTGGTCTCCTGTTGTGCGTCTGGTTTGCACCGTAGATTACACACCCTTGCAAACGCATAGAGTGTTCCACTCCAGTACCATTCAGTAACCATACTCTGTGGTAAAACCATGCGAGCCTGTTCTGGACACACACCTTTCCTTAGAAGTTCTTCATACGTCCACTTTGCAGAATGTAATACTTGCTGATAATCATTAACCATATCTTTTTTTGGATTGATATCAATTGACTCATCAGAACTACCTTGTTTCTTATCGTCTGCTTTACCTCGCCAAACATCGGGTTCAAAAAACTCTGGTTCATCATCGACATATCGTCTTGATACCTCGTTCCACGTTAAACCGATTTGATGTTTGACTAACTGTCGTGCAACGAACACAGGTGCTTTGATACGAAACTGTGCAGAACAATGACCAAAGGGACTCCAGTGTTTATGTTTTGCAAGGTAGTTGATTAACTTCGTATCAGGTCTTTCCTCAAACGACTCTTTATGTTTTCCAAAAGACACACGAGCTGCGTTTACTACAGTAAGGTCACAACCCATGTGATCAATTAGTTCCACTGACAAAAATTTATTCTCACTTGACATTTTTCTTCGGGAACCTCCTAGTTGGTCTGTAACCTCTCGGCCACTCTGGGGTGCGAGATGAGAGTTTCTTAACCTTCTCTCTCATCTCTTCATTCTCACGTTGCAACTCTGCACAGTTGAACTCTAAGTCTTTTACTCGACTTTCAAGTCTCTGGCTCTTATGTTCAAAGAAATTTTCTGAACGACTTTTCTGAGGCACTTTACTGCTCCTTCTGTATTAAATTTATTAAGACTATCTTACACTTTTCTTTGGGTATTGTCAAGAACTTTTTGTAGTCATTCATTAATTTTTTAACGTCTGGCCAAAAAAGATCTTCACTCATTTTTTTATCCCAATTCTTTTGATACTGCACTAACTCGTCCAGTATAATAAGTGTTTCCAATGATACACGTTTACCAAAGTATTCTTTCATCAGTAATGGATGAGAACCCTGTGGCACTTCAAACAATTTTTCAAAGTCATCAACGTGCGGTGATAACTCCTGTTCAAAATTATAACTTAGACTTTGTATATGTTTTTTCCAATCCTCATATACGTCCTGACTAAATTCCCCTATCCAACCTTTTCTGTTTGACCTGACAAAGTTTGCAACAAGAAAGTTTTTGATGTCGCTATACTCTGTATACTTTTTACTTAGTCTAACAAAAAAAGAACGGTCACTTCTTTTATAAAAAGAACCTCTGCTTACTTTGGATTTGCCACCAAACTTGTGAAAGTCGTAGTCACCCTCACCAAAATGTGCTTTGATTGCACAGTATGTCAAGTAAACATCTACAGGTTGCATTATATCGGTAGTTTGGCCTTCTTAGGTAGGAAGTTTAGGTCAGCTGCATTGACCTCTATTTTTTCTTTCAATCCTTTACTGATTAGTCTTGCGACAGTTGATGGGTCTATCTCATTCTCAGAACAATACCATAACACCGCATCCATGTGAGTAATCTTTTTCTCCAGTGCGATTTGTTCTATCTTCAATGAAAATGTTTTTGTGGTTTGCATATAAACTCCATAATAAAAGTGGCCCGTTGGATAACAAGGTGGGCCGAACCCCGATGAGTTCTACGCCGCTAGGCGATAATCCTCATAGTACCAATTATCGTTGGCAGTTATATTAACCGTTAAGGTGGTCAACCTCGTATTCTCCACTCGCCTACTAGTTGCCCAGTCGAATCTAAAAGCACCCCCCTCAAAAAAAGACTAGATAAACTATTCCAGAAATCAGAGCGATGTCTGCACATATACTCCACGTTATGTACAAACGGAATCCCCACTTTGAAGCGTCTTTTAATAATCGATTCTTCATCTTCATCGCTCATATTTTCTTGTAACATATTAATCCTCTTTTGGTGGAGGTGGGCGGATTTGCACCGCCGTCCTAAACAATTTCCAACTCGTATCAACGAATACGTTCTATATATACTATCAAAATTTTGTAGGTAATGTCAAGTGTTAAACTGCAAAAGAACTACCGCAACCGCAAGTAGCTTGCACGTTTGGATTACGAATAACAAACTGTGACGAAAAATTATCTGCTGAATAATCTATCTCTGCACTGTCTAAGTATTGCAGACTTAGTGGATCAATCACGACAGTAACATCACCATTCTCAACTCTTAGGTCATCATCTTTTTCTTTATCAAACATGAAACCATACTGAAAACCAGAACAGCCCCCACCCTGTATAAACACACGCAACTTGTGATAATCCTTTACGTCTGGATCTTCTTCTGCGATTTGTTTTATCTTCTTTGCAGCTGCATCATGCAGAGTTAAACTCATTGATTGCTTCCTCCAATAGTGGTAGATAGTCTTGTTTACTTTTTACAAACTCTTGTACCACACCGTCCTCAGTTACAACCATGATAACGATTTGATCTATCGGTGTGTTTGTCCTCTCTTCATACATCTCAGCATACGCTGATGCCTGTATGTAATAGTTCTCGTTATATTTATCAGTTCTTTCTGATGTTGATGTTTTAAAATCTATAATTGATAAAGTGTTTTTGTATTCTGCAATACAATCAACCCTACCAGCGACTTCATACTTATCAGAATACAACGCACATTCCTGTGCATGAATATTATTGATACGATGTAATGCGTTGTTTCTTAATTGATTAAACAGACAGAATGGAAGAAAGTCTTTTTCTTTTTCACTCCACCAACTTGGATTTTCAAATCCAACATTGTTAAGATAATCTTCACACATCTGGTGAACTGACGTTCCACGTTTCGCAGCTTTGCGTGAGATGTAGTTTGCAACATCGTTACCGACACGTTTACGCCACTCGAATAATCCCTCTTTACCCCTATTAGATAATACAGTGGTAATCGATGGATACTCTTTGTCATCTGGTGTGACGTAGTATCTTTTTCTGTCAATCGTTTTTGTTTTTAAATCTGGTAAATCTGTTTCAACATGATCAAATGGGTATGTCATTATATATCCTTACATTAGTTCAAAATGTGGTGCATCGATAAACGGTCTGCGTCCCTCGCTCCTTCTGGTATCAATGTAAGAGTTCATTGCATCTTCCATTGTTCCTTCCCATTCACGAATATCGGTAACAGTCCAAGCTGCACCCCAGCGAACTGCAACGTCCACTTTGATAGCTGCTTCTTTCATCGCATCTGCGATTTCATCATAGACATTTAGTTCCCATGAACCTCGCCCACCGATATACGCCATCAGGTCAACTGCACGACCCTCAAGATGTTTTGATTTCATTGTTTGGGATGCACCAGACTCCACAAGTTGTTTTTGTTTTTCCTCTGTGCGTAATCCCTCGATAACACCAAAGTCTATCTTTGTGACTTTGATTGCTTCGTATACTACTTCTTTTAACTCAGGTTCTACACCTATGAGTCTCTCTTGTGATTTTGTCGAAAGTTTATAAGCCATTATTCAAATCCTAATCCTAGTTTTGTTTTTTGAATGAGATAACTTCTTACGAAACCAGACCGAACAATATCACCTATTGAAAATTCACTGATATTAAATTCGTCCATCTCTTCCAAGATTTTTACGAAATCATGTAATCCGTCTTTCTCATTTCTTTTTGTTAAATCTGATTGCATGAAGTCACCGCAAAAAGATATTTTAGAGTCCTGTCCCACTCTTGTAATAATTGTATCTAACTCATGAAAGTTTAGATTCTGACACTCATCAACAATGATGATTGAGTTATCAAAAGTAAGACCTCTCAAAAATGACGTTGATAGAAAATAAAAACTACCTTGTGCTTTTAATCTATCATATAAAATACTGAACGCTTGTTCGTTTGGTTGTTTGAACATGAACTGTGTCATGTTTGCATAAGGAACTTGATACAGTGCAGCTTTGTCCTCTTCATCGCCAGGCAAGAAACCTATCTCTCTTGTTGGTATAAGTGAACGCACTATAATCACTTTATCGTATGGTGTTTCATTTTTTAACACTTCCTCAAACGCAAGGTACATTGAAATAAAAGTTTTACCTGTTCCAGCACAACCGCAGAGAAACTGGTTTTTACCCTCTTTCCAACTTTTGAAAACTTCTTTCTGTGTGTCTGTGATTGGATCTATTTTAACTAAATCAGAATAGTTTATTTCTTTTTTCTTTGCCATCTCTATCCTTTATGTTGTCTTGTATGTATTAGTAAGTTTAGAAACATCTTGCCCTCCACTCTTTCTGACAAGTCCATGTTTTCTACCTACCTCTTGCACTCTCTTTTGTTGTGCGGTTCTATTGTCACCAAACCGATCTGCGAGTGGGCTGTTTGGGTGAGCCTCTGCGACTCGACTGAATACTTCCTTCATACCACCGTCCATGCGTTTAACAACGTGATCACCAACAATCGCTGGTGCAGAGATTAACTTTCTGCACGTTGGATTATCTGTAAGGTATTGTTCCAGTTCTGAATATTTACAAAAAATTGTAAAGTGTTCATTTGTTTCATCGTCTATAATATCGTAAGTTGGCATCCTAACAACCCTCACTCCAGACAGCATCTTCTTTGATTCGGTAATCAGATGTACTCAAAGAGTGTTTCTCTGGATAACCCTCTAACCTTTTGTTCGTTGCCTTGAGTCTTGCATTTTCTTCACTCAGTTCTTTGATTCGTATCATAGACTGATAGTTTTGTTTTGTCAACTCTGCAATGTCCATTTTTAAAACTTCAATTTCAGTAAAAGATGTGTCTAGAACCATGATGGTTTCTCCCTGTTTTTCCAGTTTGCAAAATAAGCTTTCTCGTTTATGTAGTAGTTCCTGTAACCACTAATCGGATCATTAGGAACCTTACAATATTCTGGCATCGCCTGTGGCATCTCAGTCAATCCCACATCTGGAATGTTCTTTGGTGGTCTTTGTAGATACACCGATGGTTTAGATGAACCATGAACCTTTCCGTATCTATATTTATATTCTGCGATACACGCCATATAAAGTTTAAACAACATCATGTAGTTACTCAAACTTTCTCTTGTCCATACATTAGATGGGTGATTGACATGACTTGCTTTGAACAATACGTTTTCTCTGTAGTCAGGTAACGACCATCGTTTGATGTTCCTACCGTTTTTAGTTTTACCGTAATACATTTGACCGTCAAGAATACGATGAGCTGTAGATAACAGTTGACAATACTCAGTTATCATCTTTACGATGTGTTTGTCAACGTGCCATCTTGCACATTGTATCGGGTCATCATCAAGATAAAATATATTCATTTTCTCTCCACGATTTTCTCATTGAAACATAGACAGGATCTTTT